ATGATGCTTGCAGCGCAAACTGGTAAGAGTGAAACACTTAACTGTCTTATTGGTTTTTTTACGCACGCTGACCCATCACCTATGTTGTTGGTGCAGCCTACGGTTGAGTTGTACGAAGCGTACAGCAAAGAACGTATTGCTCCGATGATTCGTGATACGCCTGTGTTGCGGAAGCTGGTGAAGGATGCCAGAAGCCGCAATAGCGGCAATACAACCGCTTTTAAGCAGTTCCCCGGTGGAAGCCTAGCCATGACAGGGGCAAACGCTCCTGCTGGCCTTGCAGGGCGTCCTAGACGTGTTGTGATGCAAGACGAGATTGACCGTTACCCAGCAAGTGCAGGTAGCGAAGGCGACCCTTGTGCGTTGGCTGACAAGCGTGCTGAGAGTTTCCCAAATGCAGTAAAGGTGAAAACCAGCACGCCTACGGTCAAAGGCATCAGCAAAATTGAGAAACTGTACGACAACTCCGACAAACGGCATTGGATGGTGAAATGCCCAAGGTGTGAGTTTGAGCACACGTTGTTGTGGAGTCAGGTGAAGTGGCCTGAAAATGAGCCAGACAAAGCGTATTTGGAATGCCCAGCTTGCAAAGCCCACCTAAACGACGCTGACCGCATTGGCATGATTAAGAAAGGACGTTGGGTGGCTACACGTCCGTTCAATGGTGTGCGTGGGTATTGGCTGAACGGCATGAACACGCTGTTCAGGCAGCACAAGGGGTACAAGAACCGCTTGCATGAGTTTGCGATGGAGTTCTTGAAAGCCAAAGATGGTGGTGGTCAAACCATGCGGGTTTGGATAAACACCTTCCTTGCAGAAACTTTTGAAGAAGATGCTACCAAAATTGACGCTAAATCACTGGAAGACCGTGGGGAAGAATACACACCCGACACAATTCCAGAAGGAGTGCTTACGCTTGTGGCAGCAGCAGACGTACAAAGAAACCGCATCGAGTGCGAAGTTAAAGGTTTCGGCAAAGATGAAGAATCGTGGGGCATCAAACGTGTCGTGCTCGATGGCGACACTGAATTAGACGACGTTTGGAACCGATTAGATTTACTGTTGTTGGAAGACTTTACTCGTGAGGATGGCGTACCGATGAAGATACAGCGTGCCTTCATTGACATGGGGTACAAAGACAAGCGGGTGCTGTCATTCTGCGCTCCTCGCATTGGTCGTGGTGTGTATCCGTGCAAGGGTATCAATCGTGTTGGTACAAATATCCCGCCCATCTTGCCAGCAAAGCCCAGCCGCAACAACCGAGCACGCATACCGCATTGGAATGTTGGCGTTACTGTTACCAAATCGACGTTGCATGACCGCATCGCATTGCCAACACCGGGGGCACGCTCAATGCACTTTGCATCACCTGAATACGGCTACGATGCCGATTACTTTGCACAGTTCGCATCTGAGAAACGGTTTCTTAAGTATAGCTACGGTCAGCCGTACTACATTTTTGAAAAGGAGAACAACAGTGTACGCAACGAAGCATTGGACTTGAACGTGTACGCAGTTGCAGCGGTGCATAGCTTGTTTCCTATCGCATGGCAGCGTTTGGCTGATAACTTAAAGAAACAGGTGCCTCGTGAGTACGTCCCGCCCAAACATACGGTTGAGGAAGTAAAACAGCTTAAAAACGAAGGAAACCACCCTATTGAGCCATTGCAGCCACCTGTTCAGACACCCGACCAACCCAAGCTAGACTCACCAGCAGTTGCACGCAGCCAACAGGCACGAGCAACCCGCAGAATAGGGCGAGGTGGGTTTGTTGGTCGTTGGCGTATGTAATCTATCTTGATTTCCCCATAAGATTACAGAATATGCAGTGAAATACCACCTTGAGCGCAACAATCCCAACTCTATTACGCGAACCACAGACGATTGCAGCAGGCGATAATGTCTCGTGGATTCGACAGATTGACGACTATCCAGCAACCATCTGGACGCTGCATTATGTCATCCGTTCTACAAAAAACATTTACAAGTTTGATGCTGTGCAAGCATCGGCTAGTGACGTGTTATTTCAAGTTACGCTTACAACTGCTACCACTGCTACATGGGAACCTGCTTTATATTCCATTGGGGCGTATGTCACGAGCGGCACTCAGCAGTTTCAGATTCATACTTTCTTTCAACAGCTAGAGGTTACAGCCAACCTTGCAGCAACTCCTAATGGTTCAGACCCTCGCTCGTTTGCCAGCAAGATGTTGGTCGAGATTGAAACGACCATTGCAAAACTTACCTCCAAGAGTGTCACCACTGCACAAGTAAACGGTCAGGCTTACACTCTGGCAAATCTCTCTGAACTTTGGAAAATGCGTGAACGCTTCGCATCTGAAGTTCGTCGTGAAGAAGCTAAGGCTCGCTTGAACGCTGGTCTTGGTGGCTCCAACAAAATTGGTATTCGTTTCCGTCCGCTCAACATCCGTGCCTACCCTTGGCAGCAACGTGTACCGTGGCAGTAACCTCTTGAACTATGGCTTCCAACATTCCTTTTCTTCAGCGTATTACGGCTGGACTGAAAGCAGGTAAAAATGCTTTTAGCGGACAACAAAAACCGATGCACAAGATCATCGGTAAACGCTCTTATGCTGGTGCTGAATGGAACCGTCTTACTGAAGACTTCTTAGCACCCCTCACCACTGGTGACGCAGAATTAAAGACACGCCTACGCACCTTACGAGGTCGTGCCCGTGAGCTGGAAAGAAATGAACCCTACACCCGCCGATTCCTCTCTCGGCTGGAAGACAACATTTACGACCACCACGGTATAATTTTCAATTCCTTGGCTGGTGAATGGCGCATGAATGCCTTGAAGAAATTGGAGTTCCAAGTGGATTCCAATGACGCAAAGGTAATTGAAAACGCTTACATGGAGTGGAAGAAGAATCCGTTTGTTACGGGTGACATGACGCTCAACGAAGGTGGTCGTCTTGCGCTACGCTCTACTGCTCGTGACGGTGATACTCTTGTGAAGTGGGTTGTTGACCCAAACATTAACAAATTCGGTTTTGCCCTTCAGTTATTTGAAGGCGACATCATTGATGACTACCGTAACGAACTAACTCGTCAGCCCGGTGGTCAGGTCGATGTGCAAGTGCGTATGGGCGTCGAGGTAGATCGTTACTTCAAATCCACGGCTTACTACATCCTCAAAGAATACCCCGGCGATCAACAATGGTGGCACGCAGAGGGTTACTGGTCTGAACGCATGGATGCCTCTGGATTTCTCCATCCTTTCCGTCGCACCCGTATCACACAAGTTCGTGATACAACTTGGCTGTGCGGTATCATGCGCGACTTAAAGATGCTCGATGGTTACGATGAAGCAGCCATTGTTGCAGCCCGTACTGGTGCAGCCAAGATGGGTTTTATCACTCGTGCTTACAACGACCCCGGCCCAGCTTACGAAGGTCAGGAAATCAACGAAGGCGACAAGAGCATGGATGCCGAACCCGGCTTGATTGAAGATTTGAGCCAAACGCCGGGCTTGGACTTTAAGACCTACGACCCAGCCTACCCGCATGAACAGTATGGTGAGTTCGTCAAAACCCGCCTACGTCGAATTGGCGCAGGTCTGGACATGAGCTACTACGCCATCGCCAACGATCTCACTGAAGTAAACTTCAGTTCTATCCGTGCTGGTTTGCTTGAAGATCGTGAACACTTCAAAGCCCTACAAACGTGGTGGATTGATAAATTTGAAGCCCCCGTGTTCTTAAAATGGCTGGAAATTGGATTACTCAATGGAACCATCAAAGACCCCTACACTGGTAAAGCCCTCCCATTTACCAAGCTCGCCAAATTCAAGAACCACAAGTTCCGTCCCCGTCGTTGGTCGTGGGTTGACCCACAAAAGGATGTCGCTGCTTCTGTCGAAGCTATCAACAATCGTATCAAGTCTCGTACCTCGGTGGTTGAAGAAACCAGCCAAGAGACGTTTGAAGACATCATGCAGGAACAAGCTATGGAGCAAAAGCTCGCTGACCAAGCGGGCGTTATTCTGCCTGACCCTAATCCTAACTTCCCCTCGCCAAGACCCGGTGAAGACAAAGCCTCTACAAAGAAAACCAAAGAGGAAGACAAGTAAGCTTATATAATCTATCTTGACCGTGTATCAAAAAATACGGAAACAATACTTAACAAATTACCCTATATGGATAAAAAACCAATTGATCTAAGCGACAGTCGCTTAAAAGCCATGTCCCGCGAGTTCAATGTTGAACGTGGGTCTATGGATGCCGACAAGCGCACCGTTGAGCTATCTTTTGCTTCTGAAGCTCCGGTTGAACGCTTCTTTGGTAATGAAATCTTGGAGTGTACCGATAAGGCGTGCGACCTCTCGCGTCTTCGTCAACAAGCTCCTCTCCTCCTTAACCACGACCCTGAAGACCAGATCGGCGTCGTGGAAAGCTGCCAAATCAAAGGCGGCAAAGCTCGTGCGGTTGTCCGGTTCTCAAAGAACCGCTCCAAGCATGGCTTAGACATCTTTCAGGACGTGCAAGACGGTATCCGTAGCTTGGTCAGCGTAGGCTACCGTGTGAAGAATATGGTACTCGCGGAGAAAAACACCGATGCTGGGGACAGCTACCGTGTGGACTCGTGGGAACCGTATGAAATTAGCCTCGTCAGCATCCCAGCCGACGCTTCCGTTGGCGTGGGTCGTTCCCAACCACAACCTTTAGAGAAACCAAAAACTAATATGTCCGCTGAAAATACTCCTGCTGCTCCAGCCGTTACGGTTGCCGAGCGTGCTCCTGCTCCCTCCAACGCCAACGTCACCCGCAAGGATGAAGTTGCCAATATCCGCGCTATCGGTGAGAACTTCAAAGTCTCCTCCGAGCGTGTTATGGACGCCATCGTGAATGGCGAATCCCTCGATAGCTTCCGCAAATTCGTCGTGGAAGATCACCTTAAGGCTACCGCTGTCAGCCAGCCCGCTGTCATTGGCATGAACAAGAAAGAAAAGCGTCGGTACAGCCTGACCCGCGCTATCAACCTTCTCTCCCAAAACCGTCCTCTCGATGGTCTGGCAAAAGAAGCCTCCGACGCTGCTTCGAAGCAATACCGTCGTGAAGCCCATGCTGGCGGTTTCATCATGCCGCATGATATGGCTGAATACGCTGACCCTGAGATGACGGCAGCGATGCTTCGCGTTTCGCCTAGCCTCGCCAACAGCCGTTACGGTCAAAACCTCCAACGTCAGCTCCAAACCAACAACTTCTCCCAAGCGGGTGCTCTTGTTGCGACGGACTTCCTTGGTGGTTCCTTCATCGAGCTGCTTCGTAACCGCACCCTCCTCACCCAACTCGGCGTTGGTACGATGAGCGGTCTGGTTGGCAACATCGCCATCCCACGTCAGTCCGGTGCGGCTACCGCTTACTGGCTGGCTGAAGGTGACGCTGTTACCGACACCAAGCAGTCGTTTGCACAGCTCGCGGCTACTCCTCGCCGTCTTGCTGCTCGCACGGCTTACAGCAAGCAATTGCTGGCCCAGTCCTCCCTCGATGCGGAAGCCCTTGTGCGTGACGACCATGTTCGCATTATCGCTATCGCTAAAGATTTGGCTGGTATCCAAGGCACGGGTGGTTCGCAGCCTATGGGCATCCTGAACGGGCCTACCACCGATTCTACGGGCGGCGGCAACAACATCACCAGCGTCACTTTCGGCACCGCTCCTACTTGGGCGAACGTCGTTAAGTTTGAACAGCAGATTCAGTCTGCGAACGCTGACCTCGGCACGATGCAATGGCTCACGAACCCCACGGTTCGCGCCAAGTGGAAGACCACCGTCAAAGTCCCGAATTACCCTGTGTTCCTCTCGGGTGATGACAACATGACCAACGGTTATCCCGTGAACATCACGAACCAAATCGCTACCACTGGCAGCAACGCCAACAAAGCGATCTTCGGTGCGTGGGGTCAGGCCATGTTCTTCGACTGGGCTGGTTACGATGTCGTCGTTGACCCATACACCCAAGCGGCGAACAACCAAGTTGTCGTTACCGTCAACCTGTTCACCGATTTCGGTGTCCGTCACTGGCCTTCGTTCTGTGTTTCCACGGATTCGGCTGCTCAGTAATCCGAACCTATCAACCCTTAATTAAAGGAATAAATTACCATGATCTACGATCTCCCTAATTACGTCACTCCAATTGCTGCCCTCCCTGTGGCAGCGGTTGCCGCAACCGCCAACGGCACGCCATACGATATGAACGGTTATGTCGGTAACGTGCTGTTTCGTGTGGACGCTGGCAACGCTACGGCTGGCACCAACCCCACCCTTGACCTCGTGTTCAAGCAATCGTCGGACAACTCCAATTGGAGCAATGCCAATGTTGCCTTCACGCAGATCACGGGTGCTACCTCGCAAGTTGTCTCTGTGGACACCCGCGAAGTTTACCGTTATGGCCGCATTGACCGTGTTATCGGTGGCACGAACTCGCCTTCGTTCCCCGTTAGCGTTGTTGGTTTCAGCCAGAAACAATACACCCAAGCCTAATTTCCCTTAGGTCTGTTTTAATAGTAAGAACCCCATCCGTTAATTCGGGTGGGGTTTTTGCTTTTGTTGGGTTTATGCTTGCAGGTAGTTGTTGGGTTATTCATCGGTTATTTATCCCGCATGAAAAAGAAGAAAACTGTGCCATCACGCTTTGCCAAAGCTGGCAGTGTGAAATCACGAGCCAAAACAGCAGCAGCCCGCAGAAACGGACTGTTGGGTGGTCGTCCTCCTAAGTGGAAATAATTCTATGAACCAAGACCTAGAAAAAGATTACCAAGAACGTATGGCTGGGCGTAACGGTACGCACAAAGACATCAACGAACACCTCAGCACATTGTCAGGCTATGCCTATCTGTGCGGTTCTATCGTGGAATTTGGCACTAGGACTGGTAACAGTACCGTTGCCCTGTTACATGGCCTAGAATCGAACGGAGGAGGCATTCTACATAGCTTTGACATCAACGATACACCGTACACCCCGCCTGAGAATTTGCGTACCACTTGGAAGTTCACCAAAGCTGACACCAAAACGCTTGAGGACATTCCAATCTGCGACTTGTTGTTTATCGACACCCTGCACACGGCTGACCAAGTGCGGGCTGAATTGAAATTTGCTCACAGGGTAGATCACTTTATCTTTTTGCACGATACCGTTACTTTTGGTGACAATGGTGAGAACGGTCAGGCGGGTATTACTCGTGCGATTTACGAGTTTCTTGCTAACAACGACCAATGGCAGGTGATGCGTCATTGGGACAACAACAACGGTTTGTTGGGTCTTAGCCGAATTAACAAACGCACATGACCGACACCCCTCCATATTTGAATTACTCTGCTTTAGGCTGGGGTATTTACACTAGCCTACGCAAAGCACCCGAAGGTTTTGATTGGGTGCAGTCAGGCAACGATTGGTTGTACCTGCGTGATTACCACGGGCGTTTCTTCTACGTTAATTTTGAACAAAAAGATGCCTTGCTGCTGATACTTCGTAAAAAAGCGACCTTTTGGGATTGGATTTGCACACAGGGTGTTTTGAAGCCCGGTCAATACTTTGCCGATTACAACCTGACCTTTTACATCCCAAACAATTCTGATCGTAAGATTTTCCAGCCACACACAAAACAACCATGAGTAACACCGCTATCATCCTGTCAGGCCAAATGCGTACATTTGCACGCTGCTACCCATCGCAAAAATGGGCAGTGTATCGAAAGTTCGATAATCCGCATTTCTTTGTGTCATGCGCCGATGACGAACAAGCCGAGTCAGCAGAATTGCTGAAAAAAGATTGGGCTAACGTGCACATTGAGAAAGTTACGCCACCTGAACTGACGTTGCCTGACAAATCGTTCACAGAGCACGCACCGTACAGCATTACTCCGACAAAGACGCCGGGGGTATCACCGTTGCAAGGCATCATGCGCCAACTGTGGCACCTTAGTCGTGCATGGAAGTTTGCCAACGAACGCACGGGAGACTTGGAAGCATTTGATACGGTGATTCGCTGCCGTCCTGATCTGCATTTCCACAAGTTCAAATTTGATGTACCCGTGTATGAGGATGACGCATACACTCCTTGGTGGGGCACCTACGGTGGGGTTAATGACCGTTTTGCTGTGCTAGGTGTCAAAGCAGCCAAGGCTTATTTTGAAACCTACGAGAATGTCCCTGCTTTGCTTTCTGCTGGTTGCTCATTTCATCCTGAGAGTCTGGTAGCAGCATCGTTGGAGAAAGGTGGTTTCCACATTGAGGACAACCTTACCGCTGAATTTGGGATGTTCCGAATGAATGGTGAACTTCAACACATGGAAATCATCCCCGGTGAAATCGCTCGTTACTCTGCAACCTACGCTAAATAATTTTATGTCAACTAATCCTCCTGAACTCACTTTCCCAGCTCCATCCGAAACCGCATTGGTTGAGGTGCCAAAACTTCCCAAGGTATTTATTGCCGTTGCTACCTCAGATTGGAAATTGGAGCTGCACACTTCTGAATCTATTCGCATCATTGCGTCCTCGTGCAAATGCGAGACGCAGGTGCGCTACATGATGAATGACGGTGTTGCTCGTGCCCGTAACAACCTCGCGTACTCATTCCTTCAGACTGATTGCACGCATTTGTTCTTCCTCGATTCAGACATTATCATTGAGCCACGTCAGTTCCAGCGGTTGCTGAATGCCAACAAGGACATCGTGTGCGGGTTGTATCCCAAGAAACAGCCATCGTTGGATTGGGTGGTGAATTACATCCCCGGTGAAAAGGTAGATGAAAATGGCTACCTTAAAATCAAACACGCTGGTACGGGTGCGTTGCTCATCACGCGCAAAGCCCTTGAGGACATGATTTCTAAGCACCCTGAAATGGTTTATCGTGGCGACCCTGACCAAACCAGCATCCGGTACGATTTCTTCCCCATGCGTGCCGTAGATGGCACCTACTTGTCCGAGGATTGGGCATTCTGTAACCGAGTGCTTGAGGATGGTGGCGAGATTTACGCAGACACCCGTTGCCAATTACGTCATGTGGGCAAGATCGTGTACCCTCTGCAATTTACCATTAGCGATGACGAAATGGTGGATATGATGGCACAGCGTTACGGTATGCCCCATGACCATATCCGTACCTTTATGGCTTCAGGCCCACGCATCCCGGGGCTAATGGGTGGGCATCGTGAGCGTTTTGTCCGTTTGTGGCCGAAAGACTACCCAATCGACGATTTGCATGATGGTGACGTGCTCAACGGCTCCTACGACGTGCCACTGTTCAATTACGGGCCAAATCAGCCACTTTCCATCATCGACATAGGTGCTGGTGTGGGTGCCTTCCCAAGATGGGCTGTAAAGCGATGGAAAGGGGCTTCCGTGCATTGTTACGATGGCGATTCAACGGTGGTAAAATACCTTGAAGACACGTTAAAGAGCATTGCGAAGGATAACGAAGACCAAAAACTTGTGGCTTATGAAAAAGAAGTCACACCCAACGACGTGCCGGAACTGCCAGACGCACAAATCCTCAAATTGGACTCTGGCGGAAATGAGCGCGACCTTATCGCATCCTTCCAAGCTCATAACAAACTTGAGAAATTGGATGCCATTTTGGTACGTTATCACGACGACATGGATGTGTTTTTCCTTAACACGTTGCTGTCCGAAACCCACTACTTGCATTGTCATCAACGCTACTACGGTGACAAAAACAAGCCTAGTCAGGGTATGATGAAATTCATTAACCGTCGTCTAGCCCCCAAGTTAGCCGCTGAAAAGCAGGATTGACCTGCTATTTTAGTTGATGGAAGGTGCCTCTATGGACGGATTTGAAAAAGAAGTATCTGAAGCGTTCTTAGAGGTATCCACAACCGGGATGCCCATACCATTCCGTTTAACAAACGAGAACTACACGGGTGTCGTGCAATCCACGGCATCCATGATGCATTTGCGTGAGCCGGGCTATGAATCCGAAAAGGAAATTGTTGTTTACGCTCCTCGTATTCAATTTCCCAACGACCCGACAAAATATATTCGTGAAATCCTTCAGGTTGATGGTGGGCCACAGCAAGGATTGTGGGTTGTGCAGTCCGTGAACACCGATTTGGCGCACTACATCTTTACTTGTCGTCCAAGCGACCTCTGATGCCTTTTGACTCTGCCGAGTTAAACAAATTTGCTGCTGCTGGAAATGCCATTGCTACCAGCGTAGGCACTACTTTTGAAAACTGGGCAATGGGTGAAGCTGCAATCATCTGCAAGCAGTGGATGGCACACACTCCAATTGCTGACCCTGCTAAGGTTTTGTTGGGCAGTCGTAGCCGAGCCACGAGAAAAGCCCGTGTATCAACCCTGACGGCATTTAACATGACTGCCAACACGGGGCGTAGAGGTGGCAAGATTGGTCGTATTTGGAGACGCACCGCTAACGGGAAATTCCAGATCGTAGGCGAGGTGGATGATGCGGGTGCATTTTCACCTGAAAACAAGCATTACAATGGAAGAACGTGGAGTGCGATAAACAGAAACGCATCAAACTACGGCAGCATTTTGCCCGGCATTATTAAAGCCAGCCAAGGTGCCATTGGTTTAGCTCGGCAATCCATTTTGCAAATCGCAGATTCACTTGGCATGGCAATGGATGCAGCAGGTGGTGGTGGTGCTAACTTTAACAACGAGGAATTAGCAAAGATTCGTAGTGCTAAAGCATCGGATGGTCGCTTTCACCTCAACGGCTATTCAATCAAATCCAAATCCAACAACAATTTTAGCGTTACGTTGATAAATCGGTATCCTCGCATTCAAGAGTCACGCATTGATGTGGCTTTGGAGGAAGTGGTAAATCAACGCATGGCATACCAAGAATCCAATTTAGGTTTGCTGATGGAACAAGATGCGAAGAAGCTCCAACAAGCCTACCCATACCTTTCAATTAAATGAGTGCTCCAACTGCCAGCCAATCGGAAAACATCGGTGACAACATTGCCGCTGGTTTTGTGACCGTTTTAACCCAAGACACCACTGGCACCACCTTGGCAGCGTTTGGGCCTAGAATGCCCCTAGAAATGCCCAAGAACCGCATTGAAGTGCGGTCTGGTGGCTTCATCCGAGCCAACGACCTGATGAATTTTACGGCTACGGGTACGGCATACTACAATTACCGTCGTGGTACTTTGTCAGTTACCGTTATTACTCAACGCCATAGCCAAATTAACACGGGTGTTAGCTCACAACATGGGGTTATGGTAGGTCGAGTGCGTTGGTTATTGTCGCGTGGAGCACAGAAAATGACTGCTAATATCATCGGTGGCTACGGTATGTTGGACATCATTGACCAAGGCGATAACTACCGTGCCGATGAAGCCACAGAAACAGATCGCACAGAATTACGTTTTCAGATTGATTTAGTAATTCCACCTGCTAACTACTTGGACAGTTAAACAACCCAATCTTCTTTTATGGCACTTCCATATTCATCCACCACTGGCGTAGGCTACGGCTCCCGCATCCTTACGTTTACCACTGGCAATGCTAACGGCATTAGTTTTATCTGCAACGAATACAGCCCTACCGAACCCACGGCATCCACCAGTCGCACGACTGAACTTGGTGCCCCCAACGGCTTCGTGTTGTTCCAAGAGCGCAATACCCTTCGTGGTCAGCTTCAGTTTGCCACGAATGCTACCAGCGTTCCCAACAACTCGGATGAGTTTATCGTGACCCGTCGTACCGTGAACGGTGCTACCACGAACATCACCTACGTTGTTTCTGAAATCGGTATGCCAGAACGTCCCCGTGACTTTTGGGTGTGCGACATTCAGGCGATGCAGAAAATCTAACGCCTAACCACATACGGCATTCAAAAGCCCGCACCGTCATGCACGGGCGGGCTTTTCCTTTTACAAACCATGCAAGCAGACAATCCAGCACCCGCAATAACCCCTGATGAAGAATTGAAACAAGTTATTCTTCGTGGGCCTGAAGCATTGTATGAATACTTGTGGAATACCAAGTATGCCCCATCTATCGGTGAGTCTTTGGCACAAGAAGCATCACGTCGTGCCGATGCTTTTGCTGACGATGTGACGTTTACAGTCTGTGGTGAGGAGATTCGGTTAATTACTCCGAAAGACCTTTTGTACCTCGATGGTACGGACAATTCTTTTGTGGTATGGAAAACCGAACCCTGCATGAAGGATGTCGAGTTTTTACTGTGGCAACTGAACCGTAAAAACAACCCCGCCCAACCTATCAGGAATGCTTACAGATTCGGCAAATTCCGTAACCGCATTTTCCGGTACATTTTCAAACATGGGTTTGATGAGTCGGTGAGTGAGATATTTGCTTTCATGGATAGGGTGTTCATCGACCTGCCTTGCGGTGGTGAGCCTACGCCTGAAGAAAAGAAGCACATGGGTAAGCCACCTACGGTACACGCTGTGGCACCCCTTTTGGTAGCCGTTGCTTCAAGTTTAGGGCCATTTGACCCCATGAGTGGTAAGTTGCTAGGGGAAACGCCTATTCCTCGTTTAATTCAATACCAACGGGCTGCTGATCGTCGTACCTCTGGCAAAGAGAACTACGGTAATTTTGACTCGATGCGTTCACAATGTGTTGAAGAAATGAACCGAATCATGGCAGAATCAAAAAAAGGATAAAAACCCATGTCATTCTCACAAGAAATCCAATTCAAGATTGCGGTTGATAGCTCACAAGCAGCGTCAGGCTTTCAGAAGATGACAGGCATGGCCCAGCAAGCGGGTCAGAAGATGGATGCTGCAATGTCAGGTAACATTGCTGCTGCTCGTAAACTGAATGATTTGAAAACTCAAACGCTGTTCAACGAGATGAACACGTCGGAGAAAATCAAGAGCGTTACCAACGACATTGTTAGTTTATCTAAGACCAAGAATGCCTTGGAAGAAGGCAGCACCAAGCACCTTCAAGTGCAGTATGCTATTCTGCAAAAACAGAATCAGCTCAAATCACTTTACAACAAGCAAACTCAAGAGGGGCAATCCTTAGGAGGTGGCATCGGTGGTGGCGCAGAAAGCGTCGCAAATGAAGGCACATTAGCCAGCATGGTTGCTGGTGGTATGTTTAAGCGGCTTATTTTTATGGCTGCTGGTGCAATCATGAGTTCTGTGATGCAAGCCGTACCTGCTTTCTTTGGACGCCAAGCAAAACGTGCTCAAGAAGAAGAACAATTATCTGAATCCGCATTATCCAACAGACAACAGCAGGATATTGTTGTTGGTGGAACAAGCGCAGAGGTTAAAGTAGCTCAACAAAGAAGAATAAAAGTAGCAGAGGATATTGCTACCGTTCAAAAAGAAATATCAGACATGGAATCTGAATTTGGATTTGAAGGAAAAATGGCATTAAATTCAGATTACAAAGCCATTTATGAAGATAAATGGACTAAGCTAAATAAATTAAAATCAGCTCAAGATGAGTATAACTATGCTTTTGAAAATTCCATTAGGAATGATGCTAAAACCAAGCTGATGCTTGATTCTGAAGAAGCAGCGGTACAATCACTTACTGAAGCTCAGGATAGAAATGCTTTGAGCGCAGTTCAAGCAGCCCAAGTAAAATTACAAAAAGCCAAAGACCTTGAAGATGTGCTTAAAGGAAATGTGAGGTTGCTTTATTATGACCAAAAAACAGGGGAACAATTAATAGCAAAATCAGGAAAAACTGGAACACCTGAGGAAATTCGTGCTGCTGAAACAGCTAGAAAACAAGCTCAAGCTGCTTTGCGCGTAGCAGAAATGACGATGACGCAACGCCAAGTTGACGTATCTCAAACCCTCACTGAACAAGCTGCTGGTGCAGGTCGCACTTTTGCCAATGGTCGCCCACGTCCTTTGTCTGAAACTGAACGGTTGGCTAGACAAGCCATGCAAGCCCGATTGCAAGCCCGTAACGCTGTTTTGACGGGTGCCCCCGGTGAAGCAGCCATGCAACAAGAACGTGCGCTAGGATTGGAAACAAACGTAGCTGATCGCTTATCCTTTGGTAGTTCTGATATGCAGAAACGCTTTACTACCGATTCTTCTGCGATTGCTGCTGAAATTACGACTTCCAACCAATTGCTTGAGGCGATTAAGAACAGTCTAACACTCACCGTAAACTAACATGGCTACCATCTTTGGCTTCAAAACAGCGGCAGACCAACCAGCGTTCTCGGTTGAGACGCCTACTCGTGCGTTTGAGCAAACCCGCCCATACCCGCAAAACAGTCAGATCATTGTGTACCGTACCCGCTTCATGCAGTTGCGGGCGTATTACAGTCGCCCTGACGCTAACACTCCACACCCCAATTTACCACAGGTTTACTTTGCAGATGACGTAGATTTTCAAGATCGTTTGGGTGGGCTGGTAGAGTGGACACGGGTTTACACCACGTTGCCTACCTCATGGAATGATTTCTCATCGGATGTTTACAACTACCCCGGTTATCAAGGCACGCTTAGTATTCTAGGTCGTAATCCATTTAGTCACATCGTTACCACCAAAGAAGTTAAAGATTATTACATGGTGGGCAACACGGTTGCCTTTTCCAATTTGTTGACAAACTACGATAACCTCAATGCTTCACCTTGGTCTTTGTCAGGTGCTACTTCAACGGGAAATTATGCCACAATTCCCGTCTGCGCTGGAGCTACTCAATCAGCAACCCGTATCACCGATACCACGGGCAACAGTCAGCATTACGTTAGCCAAAGTGCTAACACGGCAACGGGTTTGATTACTGGCAGCGTGTTCGTCAAAGCAGGGGACAATAGCCGAGTTGACGTTGGCCTTTACAACGGGGGTCAAGGCACCTTTGCCAACGTGTCTGTTGATTTGGCTATCGGCCAACCACTGTCTGACCAATACATCTACGGCAACGGCTGGGGTATTGCCAGCGTGGGTGATGGTTGGTGGCGCATCAATGTGACTGGCACAGCAGCATCTTCACCAAATCAATTACAGGTACGTTTGCTTGGCGTTACAGGCAATCCGACCTACACGGGGACATCTACTAGCCTTTATGCTTGGCGTGCTCAATTAGTGGCAGGAAACACCGCTCCTTATGCCACGGTGCCACCCACCACGGCTGGTGACGGCACAACGAGCTATCCCATTACCCAAGTTGACCAAATTCCAGTTAAGTTTGGCACACGTTACCTTTACCAAACACCGTGGGGTTATGGTAGCACAACCACGTCGGGGCAATTCGTTGCTGAGTATCTTAGCGATGGTGGATTTGGTTTGGTGGCTACTTCACCTACTTTAGCAGATTACAAAAGTAATGTCACAACGGATAATAGTAGCATCAATTCTTATTCCATTGAATCCCAAGATTCAGTTCTGAGCCTTTGGTATGGCAGCATTTGGGAACGGCAACGTAAGTTTGTTAAAGCAATTTAATTTATGCCTGATCTAAGTCATCTCAGAATAGGTAAAGTACCGTCTGCCTTTGCTGAAATGGCAGAGAAACACAATGAATTGGTGCAGTTGATTGCTTCAATTGAGGCTGCTTCAGGCATCAATATCAAAATGATTAGCAGCCCTGAAAAGAAACTCAAAGTACCGGGGACATCTAGCACCATATCCAAAAAGCCAAGAGGTAGAATCCGTATTGGTATTCAGCCTGCTCAGAATGGGCAGGGATTAACTGCTCAACTTAACGAACTGCATTTCAGGTATTACAACAATTCAAACACCCTAATCCGAGCATACGACGTAGATAACACCAACGGGGCAGTTTGGACTGATGTACCCAATGCCATCAACGTAGGCATAGCTAACAACGGTGCGATATTCAGCTACGACACGCCATACGTTAATCAGATGATTACGCCCAATGGTTACACTGGGCATATGTATAACCCTTCCACTTCAATTGAGACAAGTTACGTACTTGATGAAACTGGACTACTTTTATTAGATACCGCAAACAATGATTTTTTCAAAGTAGTAAGAACTTCTTCTACAACTCAAATTCAATTGTTTAATATAACTGGGTCTAGGTTGCTTAACATTGATGCTAAAAACGTGACTCGTAACATGGGCATCAAAACCATTAACGTGTGTTCTGGTAATGTTACGATGTCTATGCTTATCATAGCTAGTGACCCGTTTTAACAATGGCTATTTATATTAAAGATCATGGATGTGGTTGCGAGTGTTCTGGCGACCCTTGCACAGATATAAGTGAAATAATAAATCCTAGTTTTAGAAGAAGGTTAAAATACATTCAGAAAATAAAAGCTGGGTTTTCAGAATTTGGGCCATATTCAACTCCTCCTAAAGTATATCTTACTGCTTATTACACTGGCAGTGGTAGTGGGGCATATTGTAGTGGAGATACTTACACTCAAAGCATAACCGGAAGCATTAAATATGATAGGACAAACAATGCGATTATTTCTGCAAATGCTGTGTGCGATACAGCAACTACAATAAATGGTGTTGTTTATCATGCTTACGACGGGCCAGATTTGCCGCTTTTTCCGATAGGCGAAGCACAATTTATAATAATTGGCTTACCTGTTACTTCAAATTCAAATGGTAGCACATTTAATTCTTACGGTTATTCGTTTGGCCCGCCTGACACTGAACCATGTGAATATGGAAGTGGAGGTGAATCAATTATCATTGAAAACGAATACACTACCGAACAATTAAACACAGAAGTTGATAATGTTTTGAATGAAGGATACAGCGGTTCTTTTGCGGGTGGAAGCGCAACTGCTTTGTTTGAAATAGACCCTGATGAAACCGTTATTACAAAACAGAATTTTCAATATAAATTTATTATTCCTAATGTAACTGGATACAATAATTACGTCATCACTTGGAATGTAAATACAACTTACGTTAATTCATCTTCCACGCTTTACGGCATGACTTACATTTGGGACGGTATAGCTACCGAAACGGGGGTTTACGACAATGCAATTCTGGAAACACCGGGCACACTTGTTTTACAAGACGTAGTAGGTTTAGCCAAATGCATATGACGGCATTTGACATAGTTGAAGGTCGCAAATCTATCTGTGCCCGATGTGATGCACAGTGTGACGCTTTTAAATCTGGTGCAATTAACCATGCTGACCCTAAAGCGTATTGCCCTAGACCGTGGCCTAGCCGTTGGAGTTCTGCACGATTTGGGCTTGGTGATTTGGTATCCAGCGTAGCAGAACCCATTGCTCGTGCTAGTGATGCTATTTTTAAGACAAATCTGGTAGGCTGTGAACCCTGCGCTAAACGAAGGGAAGCCTTGAATAAATTCATTCCTGACCTTGGAATAACCCCATCTGAAAAACCATGAACCATTTCATCAACACATCTGCCACTGATCTTGCCCGTGCACGCACGGTTAGCCTGCTGAACACTTTACCTGCGCCATTTCCGGTGCTGACGGTAGGTTCGCAGACACAGCACAGCTTCTTTTTTACCAACAATGGGGCTATTGATACCAGCATTGACCCAGCAACCAACGTACTTCGGGTAACGATTGGTGATGTGTCATCAGCCCAGACCAACGGTGTTTTTAGCCTAACGGTTGGAGCCACAGACCCTATTACCTTGCGGTGGGACATTGATGCCCCCGGGCTTCAGAATGCCCTTAATTCCAATTCTAGCATCATTGCCAGCGGTGGCGTAGATGTCAGCAGGCAGGGTGACGGGCAATTCTTGATTGCCTACCGTGCACTTGGGGCAGTTGCGACCATCATCTTTAATGGTAAATTACTAGTGCCAGACTGCACCATTACTTCCTTGGTGCTTACGGAAGGCACATCTACGGCACGGCAGTTCTTGATGGTGACGATTGCTCGTGTGGTACCATTGCAGACCACGACCTTTACGGCGATTGTTTCACCGTATGCTGGTTATCAAGGCTACTTGCGGCTTATCTCATCTACGGCAATGGAATTGATACGCATGAACGGTGTTAAGCGTGGTAATTTTCTTGAATGCCAGAGCGTGATTAACGTAGAAACCATTGATACCAATGGCAACGTCATGCCTTTCTATCAATCGCCTGTGCTGTTGCGTGCGTTGAATTACAGCTTGGAAAGCCTTACACCTATCCCACCAGTGGTTGCATTTACCCAATACTTCTTTGCTCGGCCTTTGATTGTTGGGTTGGCATCAAATGCGGTGAGCACGACATTGCTTGGTGGTCTTACCACGAGTAGTGATACCTATCCTGTGGGTTGTACGGTACAATGTCAGTTTCCCAATGACGTTGTGGCTAACTTCATCCGTAAATCATCCACAGTTGCTCAGAACGTGCCGTTTGTGGTGCGTCCTTACGATTACAACGCTTCAACCAACCCATATCAATGGGTGTTGGATACCGTGACCAAACAAGGCGTACCTGCTACCTACGATACGACAACGGGTTCTTGGACTTACATTGTCACCGTGGGTAACACCAACGCTATCTCTGTTGCCTCCGACCAAACTGGCTTCTCTCTACCTTCTTAACATGAGCATTCCTTCTACTCCTCTTAATCAGTCTGTTACGGCTACCACCAGCAATGGGGCATTAGTTGCCCCTATGAACTTCCTGACCAACCCGAACAACCTTAGCACCATCGCAAATGGTGTTGGGTTTGTTAATGGCACGTTGCCAGTGAGCAAAGGTGGTACAAATGCCACCAGCCTTACTGGGTATGTTAAGGGCAACGGTGCAGCTACCTTTACGGCATCACCCACGGTACCTAGCACGGACATTACGGGGCTGGGTACGATGAGTGTGCAGAATGCCAACACCGTAGCCATTACGGGTGGCAATATCACGGGTATTACCGATCTAGCTATTGCAGACGGTGGTACGGGTGCTTCTACGGCATCTGATGCCCGCACTAACTTAGGTCTAGGTACGATTGCTACGCAAAACTCTAGTGCAGTATCTATCACGGGTGGCAACATCACTGGCATCACTGATCTGGCTGTGGCTGACGGTGGCACAGGTGCATCCACGTTGACTGGATACGTCAAAGGTAACGGCACCTTGGCCTTTACTGCTTTGGGCACCATACCCAACACAGACATTACGGGCTTGGGCAATTCCTCTACGCTTAACGTAGGCACTACTGCCAACACGGTTGCGGCTGGTGATGACCCACGCTTTACTGATTCGCGTACCCCTACGGGTGCTGCTGGTGGCGATTTAACGGGCACTTACCCCAACCCGACACTTACCACCACCAACGTAGCTGCTGGCACCTATGGCAGCGTATCCAGCTCCTCTACCACCACGGTTGATAGCAAGGGTCGCATTACCAGCATTTCGGCTAACAACATCCAGATTGCTCAGTCCCAAGTAACCAATCTTGTTACTGACCTTGCGGCTAAGATACCTGCAATTGAGAAAGCCAACGCTAACGGTGTGGCTACGCTTGATGCAGGTGGTAAAGTGCCACTGACGCAAATTCCAGATAGCGTGCTTGGTCAGTTGTCTTACATGGGCACATGGAATGCCAGCACCAACAACCCCGCATTGGCTAACCCACCTGCATCCACAACCCAAGGTGATTACTACGTTGTGTCGGTAGCAGGTACGCAGTTTTCCATTAGCTTTGCGGTGGGTGACTGGATTATCAGCAACGGCACCGCATGGGAAAAGGTTGATAACACGGATGCTGTGGCCTCGGTGTTTGGTCGCCTCGGTGTGGTTACGGCAGCAAGCGGTGATTACTCTGCTGTGCAGATTACCTACACGCCTACGGGCAACGTGGCAGCTACCAACGTGCAGGCTGCAATTGATGAGTTGGACAGCGAGAAATTAACCAAGGCTGCTAACTTGGCTGACTTGGTATCTCCATCTACCGCTCGTGATAACCTTCAGTTAGGCACGATGAGCGTGCAAAACTCCAACAACGTATCCATCAGCGGTGGGTCAATAGCGGGCATTACAGACCTTGCAGTGGCAGATGGTGGTACTGGTGCTTCCACGCTGACGGGTTACGTTAAAGGCAACGGGACGGCAGCTCTGACGGCATCCAGCACCATCCCCAACACCGACATCACTGGTTTGGGTACGATAAGCACCCAAAACTCTAACAACGTATCCATTACGGGTGGCAGCATCACTGGCATAACCGATCTCGCGGTTGCGGACGGTGGCACGGGCGTTTCAACCTCAACTGGTACGACCAACGTGGTGTTGAGCAACTCGCCGACCATCGTCACTCCAGTCATCGCGCAAATCAACGACGCGAGCGGCAACGAGACGCTAAAACTGGCGTCGATTGCCAGCGCGGTAAACGAGATTTCGATTGAGAATGCCGCAACAGGAAACCCTGTGCATATTAGGGCAACAGGTGGCGATGCGTCTGTTGGACTGCACTTAGTCGCCAAAGGCGCGAGCGGATATGTTAACGTCACAGACGGTGTGGACGAAACCAAGCGGCTCATGTTTAATGCTAGTGGCGGCACGACGAATACGCGCACGATGTTGTCGAGCACGCAGACCGTTGACCGTACGATCTCGCTGCCAGACGCGACGGATACTTTAGTTGGTAAGGCGACGACGGATACGCTCACGAACAAGACGCTCACGAGTCCAACGCTTACAACTCCGATTCTCGGCACGCCAGCCAGCGGAAATCTAGCCAACTGCACTTTCCCAACGCTGAACCAGAACACGACTGGCAGCGCGGCCACGCTTACCACGCCACGCGCAATTTACGGCAACAACTTTGACGGTAGTGCTGCGCTCACGCAAGCCATCGCTGGCACCTACGGCGGCACAGGCGTAAACAACGGCGCGAACACGATTACGATTGCGGGCAACGTAACCCACGCGGGCGCCTTCACGCAGTCCTTCACGGCTACGGCTAACACGTCGCTGACGCTGCCTGTCACGGGCACGCTCGCGACCTTGGCTGGCTCGGAGGCGTTGAGCAATAAGACGATTACGGCGTCCGCGTTTAACGGCACGGTGGGAGCCACGACGCCAAGCACGGGCGCGTTCACGACGTTGACCAGCTCAGCAGGCGCAACATTTAGCGACACAAATGCCATCACCTACTCACAGGGCACGGCAGGATTTGGGTCATTTTATGCGAGAAGTTCCGGTATCAACGACGCTTATCTTTTTCTGGGAAATGTAACTAGTGGGGAAAGAGGGCGGATTACCGCTAATAACGTCGGTCAAGTTGTTATTGGTGTAGGCACTTCTGCCACACAAATTGGCGTATTTTCCTCCACCGGACTCGCTGTTACAGGCGCGTTGTCGAGCAGCGGATCAGCCACCATTCAAGGCATGACGGTAGGTCTTGGCGGTAGCGCAGTATCGGTTAATACAGCAATTGGCGTGAGCGCCTTGGCTGCAAACACTACGGGTGATAACAATCTTGCAGTAGGTCGCCGTGCTGGATTAGTAAACACAACTGGCACAACCAATACGTTTATTGGTGTCGATACCGGAATTTCCTGCACCACCGGAAGTCGCAACACTCTAATTGGTGCTGGTGCTGGCGGTGGTATTACCACGGGTTCGCGAAACACATTTATCGGCACATCCAACGGTGTTGACGGATCATGCGGTGGCTTTGTCACGACTGGTTCTGCCAATAGCATTTTAGGCAATTACACAGGCAATCAAGGTGGCTTAGATATTCGCACCTCTAGCAATAACATTGTCTTGTCGGACGGAGATGGAAACCCGCGATTAATTATCAACTCCTCAGGCAACGTCGGCATTGGGACGACGAGTCCTGCGACAAAGCTAGAAGTTAATGTTTCTGGTGCAGATGGAATAAATCTAACAACTTCTGGCAGCGTTGATAGTCCACGTTTGTTTTTCACTGGTTCTGGTGGAGCGGGCACTTCG